TGCCGAGCGGGTGGAGGGCGAGGTCGTTGCTGAACACCTTCAGGAGCACGCTGCCGTTCGGCTCGACGATCGCGTCCAGCCGCATGTGGTGCCAGAGGTCGTCACCCATCGAGTACTGCGCCGAGCTTTGCCCCAGGATGACGTGCTCCCCGCTGTCGGGGTTGACGCCGCCGATCATCGGCCCCTTGACCAGCATGATCTTGTACGGGTCGGCGTCGCTCAGGCCGAGCATGTAGGCGTCGTCGTTCACGGTCGGCGGGCCGCCCTGCGCGCAGCAGAACAAAAACGGCGAGAAGCCGGTGTTGTTCGGGCTCGACACCCGGCGCACGGCGCCGCGGATGGAGGTGCCGCCGGTCGGCGTGGTGCCCGGCCCGGTCGGCGCGAAGCCGGCGAGATCGACGTAGAGCCCGGCCGCGCCCGTGACGGTGCCGTCGAGGGAGTTGAAGCCGAACACGTAGTCGCCGCCGCCGTTCGGCGGCGTGATGACCGCTGCCTCGACCACGCCGAGCGCGAGGTCCGCCGGGTCTAGCGCGCCGCCCAGGGCTGCCCAGTCTGCCTGTCCCATCGCATCCTCCTAGGGCATGTACGACGGCCAGGTGACCGCCGGGTTTTCGAACGATTCGATTATTGCGCCCGCCCCGACGCCGCCGACGAACGCCGCCGCCGTCGGCGACAGGCTGTCGAAGTCGTCGCGGTAGACCGCGCTCGGCCCGAACCAGCCGGTCAGCTCGCACGTCTCCGCGTTGCACGGCGTCGGCCCCGGGTTGAACACGTTGAACAGCGCCAGATTCCAGCCGTAGGGCGCCACGCGGTTCCCGAGCGCCGGGTCGACCTCGATGCGGAAGTCGACCTGCGTCCACGGGTCCATCACGAAGTAGTCGGTCAGCGCGAACGCCGGGTCGGGCGTCGTCGTCGCGATGACGGGCAGCACGACGGCCCCGCGCGCGCCGCCCGGCCCCAGCGCGGCCAGCCCGAGCGCCGGGCAGGCGTCGTTCGACCGCTCGCTGGACAGGTAGCCCAGCACCGCGCCGTCGAGCACGACGCCGCCGCTGTAGCCGAGCGCGACCCCGCTGTCGTCGCCGTCGGTCCACGCCGTCCACGCCAGCGCGGACGGGCTGCCGCCGAGCGCCGCGCCCCAGGCGGCCTGGATGGCGGCGGCGAGCGCGGTCGCGGTCGCGTAGACCGCCGAGGGGACGACGAAGCGGTAGGCGTGTCCCGAGAGCGCGTGCCAGAGCAGCAGAACGTTCTCGTTCGGGCGGATCGTGACCGGCCAGGCCAGCGGGGCGCCGCGGAGCACCCCGTGAGGCGCCGTATCCGGGCACCAGCGGCCCGGGAAGCTGCTCCCCCATGGATCTATCCCCCAGCCGTCCGAGAAGCCCTCCAGGGGCAGCGGAACGGCTAGTACGGGCGTCGGATAGCCCAGGGTCAGGTCGGTGTCGTACCAGCCCCGCCAGCCGACGCCGAGCGCGTCCTGGCGGGTGTAGGTGGGCGGGTCCAGGTGCGGCGGGCCGGCCCACAGCTCGAACATCTCCATGGTGCTCGAGTAGGTGCTCGTCGCGCCGTTGAACAGGGTCGCCGCCGGGGTCGTCTCGGACAGGTCCCCGAGGGCATCTTCGTTGCGCGCGGCCAGCGCGGCCCAGATGGGCGGGACGGCCTGCTGCAGAATCCAGAGCGAGTCGTCGTCGTCCTGCCGGGCGACCTTCCCGGCGTCTGCGGCCACGAAGCCGCCCGCGGCCAGCCGCGCGGTGGCGTCCGCGTAGGTCCACGTCCAGGCGATGGCGAATCCCGCCTCGAACCGCTCCTGCGCGCTTTGCCACGCGCGCGAGGCGGTCGTGTTCCACTCCGCCCACTGGTCGAGCGCGGACGAGGCCCACGTCCAGTCCTCCGCCTCGCCGGGCACGCCCGACGCGGCAGGGATCTCGAAGCCGGGGTTGAGGATGGCCACCGCTCCCTCCTAGATGGCGTTGCCGGTCGTCCCGTCGCGCACGGTCACCGTGCCGAGCGCGGGGAACTCCCAGTTGGCGATCGTCACGTCGTCCACGGCGCCGTTCAGGCGCATCGACTGGTCCACTTTGCGCACACCGGCTGTGTCCTTCACGACGTCGAACAGGTCCGACCAGGCGATCTCGCCCGCCGGGTTGCCGTCCGCGTCCTTGTACTGCCAGCCGAAGTCGACGTTTGGGTTGGCCGCGCCGCTCGCCAGCATCGGCTCGAGGTAGTCCTCCAGCGCGGCGACGACGGCCGCCTTGACGGCGCTCGGCGTGGTGTTCGGGCGCAGCCAGACCATCACGTCCACGTCGATGGTCTTGTAGCTCGCCGCCAGCACCTCGAGCTGGAAGGTCACCGTGTGCGGGTACGCGACCGTCACCATCGTCTCGACGGCGTCGAGTAGCGCTTGCGACGGCGTGCCGCCCGCGCTGGGGATGATGAACAGCTTGCCGCGATTCTCGCCGATGCCGACCTGCTCGTTGACCGTCAGCATCAGCGCGCGGCCCACGCCGGGCACGCGCAGCGCGTTGATCTCGAAGTCCTCGCGCGCGACCGTCCGCGTGAGCACGCGCAGGCTCTGCGGCGCCAGGATGCGCGCGGCCTCTACCTCCTCGCGCCCGACGCCGCCCGTGGCGCCCGCCGGGTTGCTGACCGTCGCGTAGGCGCGCGTGCCCGCGCTGTCGGACAGGCCCGTCTCCAGGATGGCCAGCGCGTTCGGCTCGAGGTTGCCGGTCAGCCCGCCGCCCGTCTTGTAGGTGGCGATGATGTTGCCGGCCGGAATCTTCCCGTTGCGCCCGTCGCCGAAGGTCACCTGCGCCGCGTCGTTCTGGTCGAGCTGCAGCCGGTAGTGCTGGTCGCTCGCCCCGGAGTCCAGGAACGTGTCCACGCGCGCGTAGGCGCCGTCGACGCTCGACGTGATGACCTCGGACCCCCACAGGAACGGCGTGAACGGCAGCCGCACCGTCTGGTCCGGCCGGCCCGTGCTGGCGATCGTGTAGGTCGGCTGGGTGATCTGGTGCCGCCAGGTGAAGGTCTTGGCGACTTCGCCGATCGCGATGTTGAAGCTGACCGGCGCGTCCAGCTCGCCGCGCACCGGATCCGTGATCTCGTTCGTCGCGACCACGACGGCGGCGCCGCCGGCAGGCCCGACCGTCCCGGTCAGTGCGCTCGCATTGGTGAGCGTCAGGGTCACGTCGCCACTCGCCGCCGCCGCCGCGCCCAGCTCGTAGCCGATCAGCTTGGCCAGGGCGATGGCGTTCTTCCGCAGCGTCACCGTGCCCCAGCGCGCCTCGCGCGCCTGCTGGTCCTGATAGTAGGTCAGCACGTCGCCGACGAAGGCGAACGATTCGACGAGCAGGTTGCCGAAGTTGGCGACCGCGTCGACGCTCCAATCGGGGAACACCGACCGGATGAGGCTGAACAGCCGGTCGCGCAGCGCGGCGAAGTCCTTCTCGGTGTAGTCCTGGTTGATCGGCAGAATCGCCATGCGCTACTCCTTCACTGCGTAGTCATAGTACACCGCGCCCTGGCGGTCCCCGATCGGCGTGTAGCTCAGGCGCACGTTGATACTCACGCCGTCGTCGCCCGGCTCCACCGCGGTCGGCCCGAGCCGCACCCGGGGCTCCCAGCGCTGGATGACGCCCGCGGTCATGGCCTCGGCGGTGGCGCGCACCATCTCGGAGTGGACGTGCCGATGCCGCAGCACGGAGAGCCGCGAGCCCAGTTCCATGCGCCACGGCACCTCGCCGCCCGTCGCCCCGGCCGGGCCGAGGATGCCGAACAGCTCGCCGATGTCCGACGCCAGGAGGCGCCGCCCGGCGTCGTGCGCGAAGTCGCCCTTGCTGTCCCGCTGGAACGGGCACACAATGCCGTGACCGAAGGGTTCGATTGCCGTCGTCATCGCGCCTCCACGCTAGCACGTCTGCCGGTTCAACGCCAACGACAGGACGATGTCGGGGTCCGGGATGCTGTCTGCGATGGCGTCGAGCACCTCGGCGAGCTTGGTCAGTAGCTCGACGATGATGTCGAAGCCGCCCGCGAGGTTGTCCGAGATGATGCTGCCGAAGCACGGGATCTCCGGCCCGCCGAACAGCCCCATCAGGATGTTGACCAGCAGGATGATGCTGCCGATCCCGCGCAGCGCCTCCGCCGTGCTGAGCGCCGTGTCGTTGACCGTGTTCTGCGCGCAGACCAGGAAGCCGTTCAGCACGTGGTCGTTGAGCCGCGCCGCGCGGTCGATGCCGTCCATGATGCGCCGAATCTGCGACTCGAGGTAGAGCAGGTCCGCGCCAATGGCGCGCAGCAGCGTGGCCAGGTTGTGCAGGATGGCGATGACCATCTTCGGGATGGAGAGCTGCGGGATGAGCTTGAGCAGCTGGTCGACCGCCTTGGCCAGCGCCGGCACGCAGTTGATTAGCTCGCTCGGGTCGAGCGACATGATGGCGTCCGGGATGGCCTTCACGCACCGGAACAGCGCGAGCACCGTGTCTAAGATGTCGAAGAACGGCTTGAGCGGCGCGAGCGCCGGGCCGATCTGCCCGAAGAAGTCGAGGCTGACGTCGCTCGCGGACGGAATCTGGTTGATCGCGTTCCACACGTAGTCCAGGCACAGCCCGCCCGGAAGGCAGATCTTGTCGATCGTCGGGATGGCCGGCAGCGTGATGCAGAGGTCGGTCGGCGGGAACGCCATCAGTTCACCGGCCGCGCGCAGGGGATGACCTTGCGCCCCTTCACCTGCACGTCGCCCGCGCAGTCCACGTCCACGACGCCCTCGGAGGCGAGCTGGAGCGCGGTCGTCGCCCAGAGCCGCGCGGAGTTGGTGGCCGCGTTGAACAGCAGCTCGACGATGACCTCCTCGGTGCCGGCGACCTCCTTGACTACGCGGAACGCCGCGGTCTGCACGTCGGTTCGGTTGTCGATGACCAGGCGGAACGGCCCCGCGCCCCACACGCTGACGTCCGCGTGCTCGTGCTCCAGGAACTGCTCCTCGAGCCCGCAGGGGCCCGGCTCCCAGATGGGCACGTTCGCGTCGCCGTTGACGAACTGCACGAACACGTCCGCGCCCACTGGCGGCACGTGCGTGCGGCCCCACCGCTTCGCGCCGCCGTGGCGGGGCAGCGCCCAGGCGCTCTCCGGCTCGACGATGCCCGGCACCACCACGGTCACGCGCCCCAGCAGGTCCGGGTCGGTGCGATTCACGACGGTGCCGGCGTAGACGCCCCACAGGCCGTCGCCCTCGAAGTTCCCGCCGCGATGCTGTAGCGTCATCCGGCCTCCTAGTCTGGCAGCGGCGTGTAGGCGCCCTGATCGGCCAGCGAGCGCAACGTCTTGTCGCCGAGCGCGTAGATCTCTTCCTCGGTCGCGAGCTTCGTCGCCTCGCATCCCGGCTCGTCGGTGAACAGCCACGCCGGGCGGCCCCCACCGGTGTCGTCGTACTGCACGAAGATCTTGGCGTCGAGCGGCGCCTCGCCATCCATCGCGATGTCCGAATCGGGCAGGCGCGTCACGTCAACCTTATTGTTGGTCGCCTTGCGCCGGACCTTCTTGCCGGCGTTGATACTGGCGAGCGCATCCCGCTCGCACTCTAGCGCCAGCTCGTACGTGCCGCCAGTGATGGAGTGCTTTGCCTCGCGCACGTAGTACAGCCCGTCGTAGGCGATGCTGTGCGCCGCAAGCTGGATGAGCGTCTTCGCCCCGAGCCGCGCGTCGCCGACGACTTTCAGATTCATCTGGTACACGCCCTGCGCGTTGTCGCGGTAGATGGCGCGCGCGAGCTGGCGCGCGTCCTCCTCCGTCATGTAGCCCACCGAGCGCACCTCGTGCTTCTCCGCGCGGCTCTGCCGCTTGCTGGGCGCCTCGCCGTCCTTCGGGTCGGCGATCTCGATCTCCGCGCCGAGGCTGTCCCACTCGAAGTCCTTGCTGCTGATCTCGATGGTGTAGTTCTTCTTGCGGTCGGGGTCGCGCCCCTTCACGGTGACAATCGAGTACGCGCGGTCGGTGAACTGCGTGATCTCGGGCTCGCCCAGGATGCGCCCCGCGCCGAGCCCGCTGCGGAACACGTAGATGCGCGCCGGATCCTCGCCCACGGCCCGCGGCCCCCAGTAGGCGCCGAGCGCGTCGATGTAGAACTCGAAGCCGTTGCGCTTCGCCAGCAGCCAGATCTGCCCGGCGTCCGTGCGCTTGCCCGGCTGCGTGATCGCGTGCCGCGCGGTCGTCTCGGTGATGCGCGCGGTCGCCCCGCGGTAGCCGTACTCCGCCAGCACCTTGCGGACGAACCCGCTGTCCGAATCCTGCGCCTTCCGGCCGCCCTGCTTCTGGGTCATGAGCACGGTCGGGTCGCGCAGCCACACGACGAACGGGTTGTTCTGCTCGCGCTTCACGACGATCATCTGCCGCAGCATGGCCAGCTCGCCGGGCCAGCCCCACGTGACGTACAGCTTCATGCCCACCGTAAACGCGCCGCCGTCGGTCATGCCGCGGTCGTCGTTCTGGAAGCTGAGCTGCGCCTCGTCGATCTTATCGACGTGGTCGCTGAACTCGAACGACAGCAGGCGCTGCCGGCAGTAGCGCTCCACCGCCGCGTTGTCCTCCTCGTCGTACTGGTACTCGTCCTCCGCGTCGGAGTTCATGATGCCCAGGTAGACCATCGGCGTGTTGGTCGGCATCGCCTAGTGGTACCTCCGCTGGTCCGCCGAGAACACGTAGAGACGCAGCAGGCGCTCGGATGGGATGGCGATCGTCGCGCCGGGCTGCACGCGCAGGGTCGGGTCGACCACCGGCACCGGCTGATACTCGCAGAGCAGCCACCAGAGCCCGCACGCTCGAGGGAAGCCGGCGAAATACCGGTGCGCGAGGCTCCACCAGGTGTCGCCGTCGACCGCGGTGTGCCAGCGGTTGTCCGTCGCGTCAGCGAACCGGAACGGCTCGCGCTCGTCCAGTACGAGCTGCGCGCCGCTGTCGCGGAACGCTGTGCAGTAGCGGTATCGACTGTAGGCGTAGATCATTCCGAGGGCCCTCGCTGCGTGCCGCGCAACAGCACGTCGTCCATGTTCAGCCGCCCGCGGGGCGACTCCTCGAACACCACCTGCGCGCGCCACTGCCGCAGGTTGCCCTCGATGTCGAACTGCTCGTACGTGGCCGCGCAGCTCATCATGTGGCACACCGCCGTCATCACGCCGGGGATGCACAGCACGCACTCGGGCGGCGCCTCGGCCACGCCGTCGAGCACGCGGGGCGGGTAGGCGAGCGCGTGCAGGAAGCGGCGCGAGTCCTCCATCATCACCGAGA